CGGCGGTTCTTGCATTACCAAATTCTTGGGAAAGTGATACGGCGGATTTTTTAACTGAAACTACTGTAATAGCGGCATCTGATTCATTTACATATTCAGACATCTTGTCACCAGCGTTAGGGATACGAGATTCTATCTTCCCAGTATCTCTTAGATGAATACCAGAAGTATTATGAAGTGAATCATACGGGGCGCGGTAAACCATATCGTCATAAACTCTTTGCATGGCAACTCTGCCAGCCTTAGTAAGAGTTTGTTTGGCTACCAAATCAGCCCGATAACCATCAGCCAAAGCCTTTAACTGAGCATCAAACTCAGCAAAGCCTTCGGTTGTAATGGTTATTTTATCAGCCATTTTTTAACTTCTTTGGCGCTTTTGGGTGCATTGCAATATAAGTAGAAAGATTTTCATTGGTTTTTGCCTTTAATTCTTCCTCAGTTGGAGGAGGGGAAATATAGTCATGAGCCAATGGTAATATGTTTTCCATCTTGTAAGGCTGTGCAGTAGGTTTTAGCTTGGAGTTGAGGTTGCCAGTTGTCAATGCGCTTAATGCCAATAGGACAGATTTTTGTCCTATCATTCCATCGTTTAGCATGATCTCTATATTACGCATATCGTCAGTCGGTATGTTGTCGGGACACCCGCCATGCGCCCAGATATAGGCCCTAGCTTGCTGGTGAATATCCCGTATTAGTTTTTTCGGGCATCCTTATATCCAGGTTGGATAACTTCAGTAATCTTGCCAAGAAGTTCAATTTGCACTTGCAAAGGAAATTCTTCTGCAATTTCTTCATAAGTAATATCAGAAATATCGCCTTCTACTGGAATCAAAAGTCGAATATATTCAACAATCTTTTGCTCCATTCGAATAATAGATTGGACATTATCTCTATTAATTTCTATGTCTTTGGTATCTTCATCTTTTAGTAAAGATGTCATTTTTTTAATGCGCTCATTAATTACTTCATCTGAAACAGTAATAAAACGCTTAGTAATGTTTTCCAGTTCAGAATCCAAGGGAACGCGAACTTTAAATGGGAATCCGCCTAATTCAAATTCTTTAGTGCGGATGGAATCATTGATTTGGAATGCTGATGCAAGTCTGCTCATGTGTTATCACCTTTTATTATCTTAGAAAATATTCTATTATTTAAATCAATTGCATATTCAACAACCTCATTAGGGGTCATCTTATCAGCATGAAGCTTTGCTAATTCATAACACATATAGATACCAACAATCCTTTGTTGAGGAAAGCCAAACCAAGCTTTGCCACCACTTTGGGATTGGGTAACTATAAATGCTAATAAGTCATCTGAGTTTTTTATATCTGTCATGTATTGTAAAAGCCCCCTTTCGGGGGCTGTTATATTAAGTGTTGGTTGACCAGCCGTAGGAGTTTCCGCCTACTGGATGGATTGTAAAAATAAATTTACCTTCAGCGGAAGGTGACATATCCCATTGCAAACCACCAACGCGAGCATTGAAGGCATAAGCGACAGTATCTTCACCATCGTACACAGCGACTACATAAGTACGAATTGTAGAACCGCTGTAGCCATCTGCACGAATCTGTAAAAGAGCCGCATCAGCAGAATTCCAAGCCGCTGTAATGGTCATAGAAGTAACTTGGTTCTGAGTAGTGATCTTAGCACCAGTGCGCGCACCAGCTACAGAGTAAGCGGCTGAAGCATCGTCAGCACCAAAAGCTGGGATTGATTCAACTGGAACTACATATCCAGCAGTACCAGATCCGCCAGCCTCTGTACCAACAATAGTTGCCACTTGCGCTGTCCATGTTCCCAATTGGGTATCAGTTAATGCTACTGGGGTTACATCATCTTGCATCCACAGGGTTGCTGTATATCCAGGTAAGACTTTATTGATTAGTGCCATTTTAAATACTCCATAAAAAGTTAATAAATCTTGTCTTATGCTGGAACATAAATCATGCAATCAAGGAAAATCTGATTTAATCCCAATTCATTATCGTAACTATTATATAGCCAATGCACATCAGCCTTGGCTATAAAGAATCCTCCTGGACCACCAAATTGACCAGAATAGCCATGCAATGATTGTAGTATATCGTTAGATAGATTAAAAGCATCTGCTTTATTTTGTGCAAATATTGATATTTGAAATATCGGCGTATCTATGCCTTTATTGCTCTGAATCCCGCCAGTATATACATCCTGGTGAATGTTGCGTAATTGCCAAGTTAGAAACTTTGGTTGCTTGGCATAATTCCTATTGAAATTTGAATATACTGGGACAGGCGTAACAATATCAGCCAATTGATATTGAATGGCTTCTGCATAATCATACGGGTTATTTTGAGTTGTCATACTGGTGTGTTCGGTGCGTTGTAATAGCAAAGAAGTGTGATGCTCATGCGGTCATCTGCTTCACGAACATCAGTAATGCGCCAATCCTGATCCCGCCATGTAATACTGTATAAATCCTGGTCATCCACAATTTGCTTCATATACGGAGTGTAATTAAAAGTCAAATTGACCAAATCTTGATAAACGCGGTATTTATCAGCAATTTTTAGACTATTAGCAACATCGCGCACCCGCGCCCTAGTAGTGAACCAAGGGGTAATTGTAGTTGTGTATTCACCAATACTGTCAGCCCCGTTGGTGACATTATTAATTTCTACATTTTCATAACGGGTAATGGCCATTAAAGCACCAATGGTTTATATGGTCTTAAAAGGGCTTCTACGCCAAATGGGATGTTATGAAGAACACCCATAGTCGTATTGCTACGCTGATTATATAAATGGGTCAAAAGAAGTAATCCAGCCTGTTTAATTACAGGATATTGGGATAATGGGTTTGCTTTGGTTTGCCAAGTAACAACAATCGGGTTTGCCATTATTGTGCTGACATTATTTGGCAATGCATTTACGATGACACGATTACCAGTTGGGTCATAAAAGTATTCTGTAGATGCAATTGCAGTTAAAACTGGAACAGTATCATTGTTGTAATACGCTACAGAGTTAATAACAGTACCAGCTTGGTTATTAAAGTTCTGCGATACCTCTGGCAAATCTAAAGCGGTTTGCATACCCATAGAGTTGTTTGTAGCCCCATAGTACGCTTTATAGGTTATTGGGAATATGGACATACCAAGATAGTCCTCAATCGCCATACGGGTAGCTAATTCAAGCCCAGTTAAATATGAATCTTGGCTCTCATCTTGAAAAAGATTAAGTTGCTGAGTAATTTCTTCCAATGTTAACCACGATGTCAAAACATCGCGGTTAATCTGCTCTACTTTTTCATAGCTGTAAGGATTCCTAGGCAATCCATAATATGAACCGCTTGTAAGATTGCTAGACATAATTGGCCTTAATCAAACCAGCAAGAACGAACTCCAGCGTACACATCACGAATAGTAGATACCATACGCTTTTCAGCATATAGAGTTACAAATCCTGGCTGTGTTTGCTCAAAAAGCTTAAAGGTAAATTCTTCGTTATCTGCAATAGTAACGAACCTTGACCAATCTGCTAGATAAACTGGAAATCCTAAATATTCATCTTCTGTATCCATGTAAGGATTGGCAATAACTTTATGACCAAAAATATTTCCTACCGCACTTCCATCTTCATCGCCAACTTCAAGGAAATAAGGCATTCCAGAAGAAGAAAGATTTTGTCGCAAATTGCGTATAGTATCTGGGTGCATCATCCAACAAGTCGTATCAAAATTCCAATATTGTGCTGGTAATTGAGATGCCATTTCAGCTAAATCGTTATAACTTACTACTTGAGCAATTTGAGATACTGTCAATACAGTATGAATACCATCGTCTAAAGCAGAACCATTTGTACCAAATGAAGCGGCAGTTGTGGAACTTGGATAAGAATTTAAACCACGCAAACCATATTCAGCGCCAGTTGTAGCTGTGGTTGAGCCTGATTGGTCATTATTCTTCATCATTGATAATGCTTCTTGCTGTAAGAACTCTAAAGCTAAATCCATAACAACTGATTCTTCTAAATTATTAATATCAGATAGAACGGCAGTACGAATTGGAATCTGTGCAGAAATAACTTTTACTGGAATCTGCCAATAAGAAGTATCTTCGCCTGGTGTTCCCACGTTGGGTGTAAATGTATATCCCCAAGGATTTACTGGGTCAGTTGCGTTACCAGTTTTTGCTACAAAGGCTTCATCTGAGCCAATGGTTGTAATTTGTCTTGCATAAGTGCGAATAGGATTAGCCATACGCAATGGTGCAAAAGAATCATCAAATATTGTACGGCCACCAATCCCTGATCCAGAGCCAGTAAGATCGGATGCTTCGTTAAATGTTACTTTTGATTCGCCTTCAACTAAGGCCTTTTTAATGGCTTCATAAATTAGAGTGGTGTTCATATTTCAATCCAAATAAGTTAAAAAAAAGGCGGGGGATTTCTCCCCCATCCTTTAATCAGCAGTATGAGTGCTACGATATGCAACCAAAGCAAATGGATCAACTACAGAAGATGCTAAACGCTTCTCGCCGTAGAAAGTGATAAATCCAGGTTGTGTTTGGTCGTATCTACGCAGAACCATGTTCAAACGATCAACGATTGCATGACCTTTTTGGAAGTCACCAAAGAACATTGGATACAAATCAGCTTTAGGGCTAGTACCAACATCATTTGGACCATCGCAATACTTGTTAACAACAACATCAAAGCCAAGCAA